AGTCCGCGCGCGGCCAGGATGGGTCGCCGGTCCAGACCTTGATCGCGCGATTGCGCCACACGTCGGCCAGCCAGCCGTCGAGTGCGCCATCGGCATTATCCAGCTCGATATCGCCGCCGGACAGGCCTGCCTCGCCAGACAGGCTGACCTGCTCGGTGAAGGCCAGGCCGCCGGTGGCCCACGGCATGTACTCGATGCTGGCCGGCACGTCGCCCTCCCCCGTAACGTAGGGCCAGGAGGAAAGGTAGCGGGTTGTTTCCCGGCCCGCCACGTTGACCTGCGCCTCGATCAGCACCATGCGCGCGGCGGTCGGGTGCTGCAGCCACTCCAAAAACTGCGTTTCCGTCATTTTTCATACTCCGGTTGTTTTGCCCAGGCAGATGCCTTGGTGGATTTGTCGATGCCGGCGACGACCGTTTTGGCCGCCTGCTTGTTGGCGTCAAAGTTGCTGGCGATTTGCGCGTTGGCGTTTTTGTTGGCGTCCGCGTTCAGCTTGTCGATTTTCTCGTTCAGCTTCTTGTTGTCCTCGCGCAGACCGCGGATTTCCGCGACGAGCGCATCCGATCCGGCATTCGATCCAGCTGAATACCGCGCGACATCGAAGACCATCGGCGCGGGAGTGCTCGACAAAGCGGCCGAAGGGGCAACCGCCGGCGCATTGGTGAATTCCACGCCCAGGCTGCTCGACACGCCCATCGCCGCCTGCAGGTTGGCGATGGCTTGCGCCACCGTCAGCACGCTGTCGTTGATGGTGATCAGGCCCGATACCTGCGCCGTCAAGGCATCCAGGCTGGCCTGCTGCACGTCGACCTGCAGGCCCGCCCATTTCAGTGCCTCATCGTTGGCCGCCATCACGCGGGCGTAATCGGCTACATACTTGGCGTCCGAGGCGTTGACCACCTGCGAGGCAGCCAGGAACGCCTGCTCGGCTGCGGACAGGCCGGACTGCGCCGTCGTGTCGCCGGCATTGGCTGCCGCCAGGGTCTTCTCGAACTGGGCACGCGCCTCGGCATACTTCTGCTCCGGCGTCAGCGTCGACTGCGCGCCCAGGGCCATGCTGGCATTCAGGCCGTTGAGCGTGGTCACCCACGACTTCGACTTGTCCAGCGCCGTCTTAGCCGCTGCCGCCTCGGTATCGTAGGCCTTGGCCAGCGCATCCTTGGCCGATACCACCGCCTTGGCTGCCTGCACCTGGTCGAACAGTGCGTGGTTGACATCGGCGATGCTGGCGCGCTGGATAGCCAGCAGCTGGGTTTCGCTTTTCGTCAGTTCGTTCAGCTGATTTTGCAACTCCAGGTGTTCGCTGGCGATCTCGCTGGCCGTTTTCACCACCGCGGCGTAGTCGCCAGTCGCTGCCGCCAGTTGGTTGGTGTAGTCAGCCGCCGCCTTGAACGCAGGCGCCAGAGCCAGCAGCTTGATATACATCTCCTGCCCGCTCGTGCTCGACAGGTCCAGGCCCAGCACCACCTGCTTGTACTGGTCGACCGTTTTTACGCCTGACAGGTTCAACGCTGCCAACGTGTCTGCCACACTCGACAGCACAGGTGCCATCTGCTCGGCCTCGGTCAGGAAGTTTTCGGCAAAGAAGCTGGTACCGGAGGTCAGCGCATCGAGGCTGCCGGCCAGCTTGATCAGGTTTTCGCGCGCGCCAATGGTGGCCACGCCCACGGCACCGAATGCATCCTGCGACGTACGGCCGATCAGTTGCAGCGCTGCATCGACGCCGGCGTAATCCTGCGACACGCGCTGCAGCGTGGTACTGAGCGCCTCACCCTGCAGTTGGAATTGGGCCAGGTTCGGCACCAGCTCGACAGCGATGGCGTTGCCTACACCCTCGAAAAACGTAGTGACAGCAGCCAGGCGCTCGGCCTCGGTTTTGAGTCCAGTCAGGTTGATGTTCAGCGCCTGCGTGCGCGTGGCCAAGCTGGCCGTGTCGACGCCCAGCGTATTGGCCAGCGTTGCGGACACATTGCGGATAGCCGCGTAGGTCTCCACGAACGCCGCCGACGTGGTGGCATCGACCGCGCTGGTGTCGGTGCCTGATTTGTCGCTGCGGAACCAGCCCCCTTTCTGCGACCATTTGGCGTAGTCGTTTCCAGTGAACCCGGTCCCGGTCAACGTGCCTGTGATGCCGGTCTCGCTGTATTTCTTGTCACCCATGCCGAACAAGCGATTGCCAATGCCCCCAATCACGCCGCCCAGCGCGCCACCGATGGCGGCGCCGATCGGGCCGCCCATGAACGCGCCAGCCATCGCACCAATGGCGGTACCGCCAATCACCGTGGCATTGCTGCCGAACTGGCCGGAAATAAGCTTTCCTCCCAGCACTCCGGCAGCAATGCCAGCAGCTGCCGTCAATGCCGCACCAGCGTAGGCGCCGGCAGTGACCGCGCCAGCGCTACCGACGCCGCCCGATGCTGCGTACAGGCCAGCAGCATCAGCAGCACCCACCAGGCCGGTACTGCCCAGGCCTGCACCGAACGCCTCGATCGCGGTCGAGCCAAACAGCGTGCCCAGGCTGACCACACTTGTGCCCAGGCCTGCTGTCAGGCCGGCAAAGCCCTGCGTGGCGATGGTGTAGGCAGTCTTGGCGCTTTGCACCAGACCGCCGACGCCACCCAACCCACCGGCCGCGCCGGTACCGCCCAGGCCACCAGCAGAGGCAATGCCTGCTACGCCGGTACCGGATACAGACGCGCCGATATTCAGGATCCATTTTTTGATGGTCATCTGATACAGCAGGTCGAGCAGGCCGTTTTTCAGCGTGTCGCGCAGGCGGTCAAATGCGGATTTTCCACTGTCGAAAATGGAGACAAACGTATCGTGCGCCGTCGAATCAATCGATTCCCACATTTTGCGGTTGGCCTCGATCTCGGGCTTGGCCAGCTGGTTGCTGTACCAGGTCGAGTACTCTTCCTGCAAGCGCTTCTGTGCCTCGGTACCGGCGCCGGCCAGGGCAATTCGCTCCTGCCACATGGCCGCGTCGATTTTCAGCAGTGCGGCGGCGCGCGCCTTTTCATCGAACAGCGATTCGGCAGCGAAGCGGCGATTCTCGTCGGCGAGCTGGGCGGCATAGCCCAGCGCCTTGGTCTGCGCCAGCGTGGCCTGCTCAACGCGCACGCGCGCTGCCGCCTCTTCCGTCAGGCGCTTGATCTGGTCCTCGGTGACTACCTTGCCGGCCAATTTTTCCTGAAGCAGGAATTTCTCCAGCGCAGTTTGTTCACGGACCGCCACCATGGCCAGTTCACGTGCGTCGCTGGACTTGCCCATCATTTGGTATTCCACCGCCAACGCCGCCGCAGAGTCCTGGCGCGCCAGCGTGCTTTCCTGAATGCGCGCGGATACGTCCTTTTCCGTGGCGCGGGCCTTAGCGATCTTTTCCTCAGCGGCCAGCTCGTCCAGCGCCGCGCGCGCCACAACCAGGTGCGCGTCAGCCAGTTTCAGCTTGCCTGTCTTGATTTCCTCTTCCAGCTTGATGCGCAGCTTCTGGCTCTCGGTCGCATCGATGTCGGTGGCGTTCTCCAGGCGGCCTGCCTCGATCTTCTCGCGGATGCTGGCGATCAGCGTGGCATAGGCCTGCTCTTCTTTCTTCAATCCTGCCGCAGCGCCCTTGTCGGCATACTTCAAATTGATACGACCCAAGATGTCGGCGTACTGCTCCGCATTCAAATTACGCGATTTCAGGTCAGCAATCTCGGCGGCGCGCTGCTCTTCGCGGGTGGCGTAGGTCTTTTTCCACTCGTTATATGCTTCTTGCCCCATCAATTTTTCGGCGGCAGCCCCCTTCGCCTGCTCCTTCGCAATATTCCCTCTAACTTCAGCGATTTCCTTATCAATTTCTCGCAGAAAATCAAGAGCTACGCTCGCAGAAGTACCTCTAGTTCCTTGTTCGTACGCTGCCCGGCGTCGCTCTAAAGCTGCCAATTGTGCGTACGCGTCAGCATATTTCTGTGCATCCTCCTTCTTCACCCCTTTTGCTTTCAGGTCGATAATTGCCTGGTGCTTTTCAATTTGCTTCTCCAGCGCCTTGTTAATGCGAACAGTCGCCTCTTCAAGCGACTCTGCCGCTTGCTCATTTGATTCCTTGGCCTTTTTCCCGAAATGTTGCCAGGCCAACGCCAGCGCCCCGATTAACAAGATGGTCGCGCCGATTGGCCCACCCAAGAAACCAATCGCTTTGGACGCGACACCAGCGGCCGTAATGCCCGCGGCAGTGACGCCATTTAAAGCCGCTTGGGCTGCGGCCTGCGCTGCAGTTGCCGCCGTAAGTTGCGCAAGTGCAGCAACCTTGGCACGATCAAGCGCTGCCGACTCCACTAAGTACGCCGCGCGCAACGTTTCTGCGACCGCAAGCTCTGCCGTTGCCAATCGCAGTGTACGAAGTGCAAAACTCAATGCGCCGGCAGCACTGGCTGCCGAGATTGCGGCTTCAGCAGCAACAATGTCGGCGTTTGCCGCGCGCAGCCTGACAAGCGTAGTCTCATGAGTGACAGCAAGACCGGTGATGGCGACTTGCGACTGTCCCACGAGAGTCGTAGTTCTTGCCATTTCAGCCTCAGCGGCAGCCACCGTAGCAGCTCGCAGCGCAATACTTGCCGAAACCTGCTGATAAGTCTTCGTCACCCAAGCTGCCAGCCAAGTTCCAATCTGATAGGCCATCAACGTTTTAAGGATAATGACAAGCGATGTGAGATTTTCAGATAGCAGCCGAATAGCGCCAGTAATAAGCGCTACAGTGCCGTTTGCCTGGGCCTGCATGCCAAAAAACTCGAGCATTTCGTTCTTGAGCACCGTGAATGCGCCAGCGATTGTCTGGATGTTTTTGCTTTCCTCGCGCAGCGACGCCAGCGATTTCGGTAGTACCGTAGCCATGATGTTCGAAGTGATCTGCCCCTCACCGGCCATCGCTTTTAGCGCTCCCACCGGCAGACCCATGCCGTCGGCCAGCGCTTTCATCAGCCGCGGCGCGGCCTCGTTTACGGCGTTGAATTCCTCTCCGCGCAGCGTGCCAGACGCGAAGGCCTGCGACAGCTGCAGCTGGGCCGAGGCCGATTCGGTCGCTGTGGCTCCGCTCACACGCAGCGCCAGATTGACGGTCTCGGTGATCTCCGCTACCTGCTTCTGCGTCGTCCCAAGCTCACGTGTGCCATTGGCAATTCGGGCGTACAGCACCCCGGTGCTGGCCAGATCCTGCTGCGACGTTCTCGCAATGCGCTTGACGGCATCGTAAGACGCAGCAAAGTCGGCCGCTGACGTCGACGCCAGGCGCAGCTGCGCCGTGAATTTGGCGTATTCATCGGCCATTTTGATGATTTCGGCCAGGCCGGCGCCGATGCCGATGCCGGCCAGCGCCGTCTTCATAGCATTGGCGGCCGCATTGATCTTGTCCTGCGCCTCGGTGACGACGCGGCGCGCCTGGGTCATGTCGGCCTGCAGCCGGGCAATGTCGGCGCGCAGCCGGATCTCAAGATCACCAACAATCATCGCGTTTCCAATAAAAAAACCACCTCATGAGTGGCAGGCGAAAAAAAAGACCGCCACGTGGACGGTCTATGCAAGGAACAACTCAAGGGCGCGTGCTGCTGCGCGGTTATGACTGACGATCACCGACTGCCCATAGAGAGGCTGAGACTGCCAAGGCACACAGGGGATAGG